CACGTTATGATGTGTGGCCTTCAGCTTATGCTTCTGGTGCTCTTGTGAAGTGTCGTGCTAAAGGTGCTTCTAATTGGGGTAACTCTTCTAAGAAATCCTCTAAGAAAGAGGAATTTGAGTATGAGAATGAAGAGAACTACACATCAGCTTACATGGAAGGTTATAAGAGTCTTCCTGCTGATAAGATGAAGAATCAGCAGAAAGGTAAGTCACGTGATGGTGATGGACCTGCACAAGCTCGTAAGATGGAAGTTGTACGTAAGGCAACTCAAGGTTCTGAAGGCATGGTGAAGGATGCAGTGAAAGGACAGGAGATGTCCAATAAGAAGAGAGGACTTGAGAAGAGATTCGCCAAGCCTGCTTACAACAAGACTAAGAACAAGGCTTACAAACTTGAGGCTGATCGTCGTCAAGACCTGAATAAGCGTTATGGTCCTAAGAAAGAGGAACTAGAAGCAGTCTTTGCTACACTGATTGGTGAAGGTATTGCACATGATGAGGAATCTGCAATCAACATCATGACTCACATGTCTGATGATTGGTATGATACCATTGTTGAAGACATTCTTGATGAGAATCTTGATAAGTTTAGGAAAGCTCAAAAAGAGAGAAGAGAGAATCGCAAGAATCCTGATGAAGAGAAAGTATCAGTAAAACCTGAGCCTAAGAAGCCTGTTTATGATGCACCTGCTCAAAAGACTAAGGTTCTTAAGCCACGTAAAATGAGGAAAGGTGAAGGACTTGGCGTTGGTGCTCGTAAGAGACAGGGTGTTGGTAAAGTCAGTGGCAGAAACATTGAACCCCATGGAAATGTACAAAATCAATAATTTGACAATCACCTCAAATTAGGTTATAAATAAGAGTGAGTTGCCGTAAGGGACTCACTTTTTTCTTGCTTTTAAAGGAGAACCAAATGAATAACCTAACACGTTGGGAGCGCTATGCTCCTGTCACACTGGGTGTAGAAGACATGTTTCACAGGCTAGATGCTCTAGTGGACAACACATCTTCCAACTACCCTCCATACAACATCATCAAGGTTGATGAATTCTCTCAGGAGTTGCATATTGCTTTGGCAGGAATTGCCAAAGAAGACATTAGTGTCACAACTCATCGTGGAGTCTTAGGTGTCAGCACAACTGCACCAACAGCAGACACACGTCAGTTCCTCCATAGAGGAATTGCACAGAGAACATTCAGTCGCAACTGGCAGCTTGGAGATCAAGCTGAAGTTGGCACACCACGTTATGAGAATGGAATGCTTATCATTCCTATCACTCTCGTTGTTCCAGAAGAACAGAAACGTAAAGAACTTCCAATCACTTGACATTTAACCAAGCCTCCTGTATAATAAGGAGGCTTTACTAACAATTATGGCCGTAAAAGTATTAGTAACCGCATTGGGTCAGCATATCGTTGCTGACGCTAAGCAGGTAGAGAACAAAGAAACAGAAGAGCTGATTGGGTATTGGCTTGATCGTCCACGTCTGGTGTCTTATGCACCAACTGAGGATAATGATGAGAAGGGTATTGCAATCCAATACCTTCCATACTGTATCCTCTCTGATGAGCAATCATTCACCATCAAGGCTGATCACATTGTGGCAATCCTTGAACCACGTGATGATGTAGCAACACGTTACAAAGAAATTGTAACACCTGATGAACCCCTAACAAGTATGGATTTGACTGATGGACCTGGCGATAGTAGTGTTGAAGACGGGACAGACGCTAATAGCAGCGACTGATCAACTTGAATATGAACCCAAGGTACATCTATTGTGTCCTTGTGTCATTTCAGGAAAGCAAAAGGTGGTGCTCACGCGATGGCCTGAGCATACACCTGATGAGCACATCCTCCTACAGTCAGACATTCTTCTGACAATGTGTGAACCAACTGAGGCAGTTGCTGAAGCGTACACAAATAAGTTTAGTAAACAAATAAGTGAAGCTCGTAAGAAGGCTGAGCCTATTGTCCTAAATGAAGATAACATCCCTACTGAGCCTGACGATGAGTACGAACCCAAGTACATCGAAGACCCAATATATTGATGGTCTGACACTATTCACTGAGTCAGTTCTAAAAGCAGACCACAGGTTGCGTCAGTGTGCACGCAACCAAGGTTGTTATGATGAGTTGATGCAAATCAGAGAAGATGTGATACAATATCTACAGGAACAACGTAAAAAGAACCTGTGAGATTATTTCTTATTCCAAGGTATTGAACCTTTAGGGCGACCACAATAAAGTCCTGCCTCCTTTCTGGCAAGCATTGTCGCCCTTCTTTTTGCATTACTTTCCTCACTATTCTTCTTACCTTTACGGTTTGAAGTACCTTTTGATTTCCAAGTAGCACTCATCTTTGCTTTAGTCTCAGGTGAGTGCTTTTTGAATGTAGAACCACCAATAGTAGAGTTGTATCCGTGAGAAAATGTAGCGTATTCTCTTATTATATCGCATTCTCTCTCATTTGCTAAGCTCTCATCACACTGCTCTACTAAACCCCAAATGAAGTTCTCTCTACCATACTTCTCCATTGCTTGATACAAGCGTGGGCTACGTGAGTGAGTAGGTGTATTCTTGTTGAAATGTTGTTGTACCCTATTCTCAACCTTTCCTTTGGTTTGCCCTACATATTTCTTACCAGTTGTGATACAATGTATGAGATAGATAGAATACATTTATTCTAAACGTTCGTTATTATTATTTAGGAGTAAGACCATTCGTTTCTATACCTTCGCTCGTTTGTACGGCAATGAAATACTCCTGAGAGGTTGGGATGATCAAAAGGGCGGATCCTTTATGGAGAAAACCCGTTTTCAACCCACCCTCTTTTTGCAGTCTAAAAAACCATCTAAGTTTAAAACCTTGGATGGTGTTTCTGTGTCACCTATTCAACCTGGTTCAATGAAGGAGTGTCGTCAATTCATTGAAGACTACTCCAATGTCTCAGGCACCAAGGTGTATGGATTTGAAAGATATCTGTATCAGTTCATCTCGGAACAGTATCCAGAAGACATCAACTATGACATTGATAAGATTAAACTCTGGTCTCTAGATATTGAGACATCATCAGAGAATGGATTTCCTAAACCTGAAGAAGCAACAGAAGAAATCCTACTCATCACACTCAAGAATTTTAATACTAAGAGACTGATTACCTTTGGATCACGTCCTTATACACCTACACGTGATGATGTAGAGTACATCTATTGTGAAGATGAAATCATTCTATTGAAGACATTCCTTGCATGGTGGCAAGATGTTGGACCTGAAGTGATTACAGGTTGGAATGTGAACATGTTTGACATCCCATTCATTGTCAATCGTGTACGTAATGTCCTAGGTTTGAATCAAATGAGAGACATCTCACCTTGGAGAATGGTGAGTGAGAAGTTGGTAGAGGTGTTTGGTAGAAAGCAACAGACTTATGACATTGCTGGTGTCTCAGTTCTTGACTACCTTGACATCTATAAGAAGTTTACCTATACCAACCAAGAATCTTATCGCCTTGATTACATTGCTGAGGTTGAGTTAGGACAGAAGAAACTTGATCACTCTGAGTTTGCTACCTTCAAAGAGTTCTATGATGGCAACTGGCAGAAGTTCGTTGATTACAACCTAGTTGACGTGGATCTGGTTGACAGGTTAGAAGAGAAGATGAAACTCATTGACTTGGTGATGTTGATGGCGTATGATGCCAAGTGTAACTACACTGATACATTTGCACAGGTAAGACTATGGGACATCATCATCTATAATTACCTGAAGAAACAGAACATTGTCCTTCCATTGATGAAGAGCAATGAGAAACCAGATCAATTTATTGGTGCTTATGTTAAAGAACCTAAACCAGGTGCTTATGATTGGATTGTATCCTTTGACTTGAACTCACTGTATCCTTCACTCATTAGATTTCTTAATGTATCACCAGAGACATTGATTCCCAACAAACATGTTGATGTGAATCATCTTAAATTGATTGATAAGAAAGAGACAGTCAATCCACCTGGTGATTATGCTGTAGCAGCTAATGGTGCCCTGTATGATAAGACTATGACTGGTATGATGCCTGAGTTAGTCATCAAGATGTATGAAGAACGTGTAGGTTATAAGAAACGTATGCTACAATATAAACAGTTGTTAGTTGATGTGGAATCTGAGATGAAGAAGAGAGGTATTAACTAGTGGGATATTTAATCGGTGGTGCTGGTGAAGAAGCACAAGAAGAGATTGTAAAGTCAGGTAAAGACTTATCTCACCTCTCTAATGAACAACTACTAGAACTTCATGCTCAGACTGTGAAGGATGTAACTAAGTTCAGTAACTTCCAGATGGTGCGAAAGATCTGTTTGAATTCGTTGTATGGAGCAATTGGTAACAACTACTTCAGGCACTATCGTCTTGAGAATGCTGAGGCTATCACATGTACAGGACAGGTTGCTATTCGTTGGATTGAACGTAAGCTCAATGAGTATGTAAATAAGATGTTGGGTACTAAGGATACAGATTATGTTGTTGCTTCGGATACTGATAGTATCTACCTTAATCTTGGGAGTCTTGTGGATAGGGCTGCATCCAACGGTAGCTTACCAAGCGAAAGAACTGTCGACATTCTAAACAAGTTCTGTCAGGATAAGATTGAACCATTCATTGATGAGTCATACAAAGAGCTCTCTGACTACCTGAACTGTTATGAAGAGACTCTCGTGATGAAGCGAGAGTGTATTGCTGAACGTGGTATCTGGACTGCTAAGAAGCGATACATCCTGAATGTATGGGACAATGAGGGTGTTAGGTATGAGGAACCTAAGCTCAAGATGATGGGTATTGAGGCTGTCAAGTCCTCAACACCTAAGCCTTGTCGTGCTTACATCAAAGAGTCTCTCAAGATTATTATGGAAGGTACAGAGGAGGAACTCATTGAGTATGTTGCTTCTAAACGTAAGGAGTTTGAATCTCTACCACCTGAAGTAATTGCCTTTCCAAGAACAGGTAATAACATCTCTAAGTTTATGGATGTCTCTACTCTGTATAAGAAAGGATGTCCCATTCACATCAGAGGTTGTATCATGTTCAACCACCTCCTGAGACAGAATCAACTGACTAATAAGTACAACATCATTCAAGATGGTGAGAAGATTAGATTCGTCTTCCTCAGAGTTCCTAATCCAACTGGTGGTAACATTATGTCATTCATTACTGAATTACCACCTGAGTTTGATTTACATAAGTTCTTGGATTATGATACAATGTTTCAAAAGTCATTCATTGATCCACTCCAGGTTATTCTGGATACCATTGGATGGCAATCAGAAAAAACCGCAACCCTATTTGATTTTTTCACATGATAAATTATTTTCTTACAAAAGAAAGGAGAAAAGAAATCATTGACGAATCTGTACAGGTTGATTGTGAAGGCAACCCAGATTGGGATCCAGATGAATATCGCAAACATCTTGAATCCCTCAACAACTACGAACTTATTACTCTCTGCTGCAACCCATGAGCACATTTCTAAAATCACTAATCAAAGATGTCGGACAAGAATACGCCCTTCTCGCAAAAGATATCGAAGAAGATGAAAGATACGTTAGTACTGGTTCGTATATCTTTAACGCTCTTGTTTCTGGCAGCATCTACGGCGGCCTTTCTGGTAATAAGATTACTGCTATCGCTGGTGAAAGTTCCACAGGAAAGACTTTCTTCGCTCTTGCAGTTGTCAGAAACTTCCTGGATACTAATCCTGACGGGATTGTCGTCTATTTTGATACTGAGTCAGCTATTACTCGTTCCTTACTTGAAGAGCGTGATATCGATACCTCTCGCTTTGTTGTAATGAATGTTGTTACAATTGAAGAGTTCAGAGTCAAGGCTCTTCAATCTGTAGATAAATACATGAAACTGGACAAGGCTGATAGACAGCCTATGATGTTCGTTCTTGACTCTCTTGGAATGCTCTCCACAGAGAAAGAGATTGGAGACGCACTCATTGACAAACAAGTGAAAGACATGACGAAGTCTCAACTCGTCAAAGGTGCTTTCAGAATGCTCACACTCAAACTAGGACAAGCAGATGTTCCGCTTATTGTTACCAACCATACTTACGACGTCATCGGAGCTTACGTACCAACTAAAGAGATGGGAGGTGGTTCTGGACTCAAGTATGCAGCAAGTTCGATTATCTACCTTAGCAAGAAAAAGGAGAAAGATGGAAAAGAAATTGTTGGAAACATTATCCGCGCAAAGACTGCTAAGTCGCGTCTAAGTAAAGAGAACCAACAAGTTGAAGTGAGACTTTATTATGATCAAAGAGGATTGGACACCTACTACGGACTTCTTGAACTCGGTGAGGCAGGCGGACTCTGGAAGAACGTGGCTGGGCGTTATGAGTTCGACGGTAAGAAGGTTTATGCGAAAGCTATCCTCGCCGACCCAGAAAAATACTTCACCCCAGAAGTCCTTGACAAGCTTGACGCCGTCGCCAGACAACAGTTCAGTTATGGAGGAGGAGATGCAGTTCTGGATGAAGGAGTACCCAACACTGACGAAGGATGAGATACAAGACATCCTGATATACTTTGATCACAACGATGCAAACTAATCTAATAAAAACTTATAGGGTGTGTCCTGAAGCATTCTGTGATTCCATCACAGCTTTGTTTGAGGACTCATCCTCTTTTCATGTTAAGAGAGAAGATGAATACAAGTGGTTCACTGAACTCAACATCAATGAACACCATCCAGAGATTGTTCCTCTCTGCATCAATTACCTCAAGAGAGCATTAGAACTCTACAAAGATGACAACCCAGAGTACGCTAAGTATCTTGGTTTGCATGCTCTGGAGGAGTTTAGAATCAAAAGATACAGAGAGAAGGGTGAGTGTTTTGAGACACATGTTGATGTTGGAAACTATCAATCAGCAAGACGTCAATTATCATTCCTGTTCTATCTCAATGATGATTTCACAGGCGGTGGTACAAAGTTTGATGACGTCTTTATAAAACCAAGGAAAGGTGATATACTAGTATTCCCACCCATGTGGATGTTCCCTCATGCAGGTTTACCTGTAGTTAAAGGCACCAAATACATTATGTCTTCATACCTTCACTACTCTTAATGCTATCAGCAATTGAATTATCTATCCTTAGAGGATTAACACAGAATGAGACTTACGCCAGAAAAGTACTTCCATACATTAAGGAATCATATTATACGACGTCCATCGGACGTACTTTATTTGAGCTCAGTGATTCACACTTTCAACAATACAACACCTGCCCATCAAAGCAGGAGTTCGCCATCAGAATCGAAGCTCTTGACGGTCTCACCGATGACGAGTTCAAAGAAATTGGAAACACCTGCATCGAACTCTGGAATGAGGAACCGCCTAAGGAGGTGGATTTTCTAATCAATGAGACTGAGAAGTGGTGTAAGGAGAGAGCAGTTTACCTGGCTCTTCTAGAGTCCATCTCTATTCATGATGGCAAGGGTGAATCAGATCGTGGTGCAATTCCTCAACTACTATCAGAAGCTCTAGCTGTCTCCTTTGATTCTCATGTTGGACATGATTATCTAAACGACTATGATGATAGATACGATTTCTATCACGCTAAGGAGGAAAGAATTTCATTTGGACTAGAATACTTTGACAAAGTTACAAAAGGTGGCATCCCTAATAAAACTCTCAACATCGCACTTGCTGGTACTGGCGTCGGAAAATCTCTATTCATGTGCTCGTTCGCTAGCTCCTGCCTCTTGCAGGGGAAGAACGTTCTCTACATCACTCTTGAGATGGCAGAGGAAAGAATTGCTGAGAGAATTGATGCAAACCTCCTCAACACCAACATCCAAGACATTGTAGAGATTCCTCGTCCCATGTTTGAGACGAAGATAAGTAAGATACAGGCAAAAACACAGGGCAAACTCTTCATCAAAGAGTATCCAACTGCCTCAGCTCACTCAGGACATTTTGATGCACTCATCAAAGAATTGCAACTTAAGCAAAATTTCACCCCTGATATCATATTCATTGATTATCTCAACATATGTAACTCTAGTCGCTATCGTGCTGGTTCCAACGTCAATAGCTATACTGTTGTCAAGAGTATTGCCGAAGAACTTAGAGGACTTGCTGTTCAATACCAAGTTCCAATAGTCTCAGCCACACAAACCACTCGTTCAGGTTTCTCATCCTCTGATGTTGAATTGACTGATACCAGTGAATCATTTGGACTTCCAGCAACTGCTGACTTGATGTTTGCTCTCATCTCTAATGATGAATTAGAATCCATGGGACAGATTATGGTGAAGCAACTGAAGAATCGTTACAATGATGCCAATACCCACCGTAAGTTTGTGGTTGGTATTGATAGAGCTAAGATGAGACTCTTTGACGTTGAGCAATCAGCTCAAGATGACATCCTTGAAAAAGAACCTGAATTCAAGTATAATGACAATGAACCAAAATTCAAATCTAAAAACTTTGCAGACTTCAGCTTCTAGTCTTGTCCAACAGGAAGCTCCACACTATTATATGATGTATCTTCCTGATGGAGGAACAAGATGTTGTGGACAATACCGCGATGCAGTTAGACTGAAGGAGATGTATCCTGATGCTATTGTTGAAAAGGTTTATCCTCCTGAAGTCCCCAAAACTGTTAACATTACTGCCCAGAATCTGGGTATAGAAAACTCGCTAAATGAAGGTGCTAAGCAACTTCCGCAATCTGAATTAGAAACTCTAGACTTATGACAAAACGTATTGATTTTGAAAAGTACTCAAAATTTGTTAATGCTGTTACTTCTGACGAATCTCGTGATTTCGTCGCTTTTAGTGACAGAGTGGTGGCTCTTGATGAGAAGGGCGCTAACATTGAACGTCTTCTGACTGGTGCCGTTGGTATCAATGCAGAAGGTGGTGAAGTGATGGAGATCGTCAAGAAGCTTATCTTCCAAGGTAAGAAGTGGGATGATGAAACCATCTATCACCTGAAGCGTGAACTCGGCGATGTTCTTTGGTACGTGATGCAGTGTCTCATTGCTCTTGATTCAGACATGGAAGAGGTTATCAATATGAACATTGAGAAACTGAAGAAGCGTTATCCTGGTGGTGAGTTTGATGCATACTACAGTGAGAATAGAGAGGTTAACGATCTATGAGTCTTGCAATCATTTACTCAGATCGTACACAAGAATGTGATCGTGCCGTAAGTTTGATGCAGAGCCTAGAACATAAGTTTGTTGAGTATGTTCTAGGAAGAGACTTCACTGAATCGCAATTCAGAAATGAGTTTGGTGAGGAGGCAACATTTCCTCAGATTGCAGTTGGAGTCAAACACATTGGTTCACTAAAAGAAACATTACAATACTTTAATCATAATGGAATTACCAACAGACTTTGAAGTTTATGACAATGGTGACTTCAACGTGTTTCTAACACGTTGGGGTACATGGGCAGCAACCACCTGTGATGGTAAAGGACTCTGCTCTGGTTTAGATAAGAGTGCAGTCATCTTCTGGGCACGTGAACACCTGAATGGGTTTCAGTTAAGTTATGCATCATACCCTAAAGAGAGCAAGGTAGTTGAGTTATAATAACTAGGTAAGAAAGGGAGATCCCATGGCTGCTGGTAAGAACACACATCTCGAACATATTGAGGATGAGATCATCAATAAGGGAACTGCTGGTGCTCAACAAGCAATCAGCATCTTGAGAGAGATGGGTAAGATGCTCTCAGGAGATACTGGTGCTGGTGTCTCTGTCACCACCAAGTGGGATGGTGCACCCGCAGTTGTGTGTGGTATTGATCCAGCAGATGGGAAATTCTTTGTTGGTACTAAGTCAGTATTCAATAAGAACGATCCTAAGATTTGTAAATCAGTAGAAGATGTTAATAAGCTATACAGTGGAGCTCTTGCACAGAAGTTGATTGCTTCTTATAATCTACTCAAAGAGTGTGGAATCAAAGGAGTTCTACAAGGTGACTTGATGTTCACTGATGATAAGAAGACAGAGACAATTCAGGGTGAGAGGTACACAACCTTCCGCCCTAACACCATCACCTACGCAGCAAAGGTAGGAAGCAAGATGGAGAGAGAGATTTCTGCTGCTCAACTTGGTATTGTATTTCACACCAAATACAATGGTGATTCATTACCTACAATGACATCAAGTTTCAATGTGAAAGATAGTGATTTCAAAGCAAGTAATGGTGTATGGATCCAGAAAGCAGAGTTCAAGAACATTGGTAATGCAGCAAGTTTTACTTCAGGTGAACTTCAGAAATACAATGCAGCAGTGAACAAGGCAGAAGGTTCAGCAAAGCAAACAAAAGGAGTACTTGACTTTATTCAATCTGGTAAGAGGACGTTACAGATTGATACTGAGTTCAAGAAGTTCTTCAACAACTATGTGAAGGCAGGACAGTCAATACCATCAGTTGAGAAAGCATACACAGATTTCTCCAAACATCTTGAGAAAGAGTATAAGAAACAGATTGACAAGTTAAAGACTCAGAAGTCTCAAGATAGGAAGATGGCAGAGTTACTTGAACATCTTGACAACTATCAGAAGATGCAAAATCAATTCAAGATGTTGATTGCAACCTACATGAATCTGGCAGTTGCAAAGAACATTCTTGTAGATAAGATGAAGAAGATTTCAAGACTCAATCTCTTTGTTGCTACATCCTCTGGTGATTATGAAGTCACCACCCCCGAAGGATTCGTTGCAATTTCAGGTAAGTCAGCAGTAAAACTCATTGATAGACTAGAGTTCTCACGTTTGAATTTTACTGTACCTAAAACTTGGTAATAAATAAAAGAAAGCGTCAGTTAGATGAACTATAGCGAGTGGTTAGAGTCTCTTGTAGAGTCACCTTTCACAGTGAATGATAAACCCTCCTGCCCAAATGGTTACAGGTGGGATAAGAAACAAATGATGTGCGTCCCTAAATCCGCTAAGGATGATGTAGGTGCACATAATAGTAAAGACAGAAAGCCTGATAATGGACCTGGTTATAATGTGTTAGGTTCACATGGACAGAATGGTGCACCTTATGCTTATGAGGAGCAAGGTAATAACGATTCTGGTGATGGCGAATGAGACTACAACAGTTTCTAGAACGTAAAGGAGAGAAGGCTCATAGAGATGCTGTAGCAATGGGCTTACAGTATAAAGGGTTTGGATACTGGGCAGATCCACAGACTGGTGAAGCAAAATATAAGACTGTAAACGATCAACTGGTGCCTGTAGAAGGTGATGTTGAATCTGAGTTGTATAAGGGTGATGGAGAAGATGAAGGACCTACTAAATCAGGTGCTGGTGGACAGATGGCAGTACCAGGTGGTGCAGCTGCTGGCGCACCAGTAGCGCCACCTGTAGGTTCTGGTGAGAACATTGGACCTGCAATGGGACAAGCACAAAGACCTACTGAGAAGAAAGGTTGGGAAGCAGGTCCTGATGGCGATACTTGTGTTGATGGACAGCCAACTGAGGAACTACCTCAAGACATGTTTGTTGGTAAAACTAACTCAGCAAGATGGACAGCAGGTCCAGATGGCGATAATGCCATGGAACTGGGTGAGATGCGGCAGTGGATTAGTGAAGCAGAGTTCAATAGAGATAGAAAGCAACACATTAAGAATGTGAGAGATTTTGCTGACGGCAACAACTCTAATCCAGGTACTGAAACAAAAAATGATGTAATGTTTGCACAAGGTAGAGGTTCAGCATGGCTGAAAAGTTATCTTAAGAGAGTTGCTAACAATGCTGGTGTTACACCACCTACTTCATCTTCATCAACTGAAGATGATCAAGGACTTGGTAGTGATTTTGTACCTCTAAACACACAACAAAAAGCAGATAGAGCAAAAAGATTAAATAAAAATAATAAAGATAAACAAAGAAAGGCACCTGCTAAGAAGATAGCAGATGATTTATTTGACAAAGGTATTGAACCAGAATTTCCTCTTGACAGGCAAATTATTAGAGCACTCAATGCTAGAAGAAAGAAGGATACACAAAGTCCTGGTGCCTATCAGAGAGGTCTGAAATGGATGAAGGATCAGGATTTAGCAGGTGGAACTGGCAGCAATGAATACCGTGATTCTGATGGAAAGATAAATCAAGATTCTAGATACGATTCGTACCCTTATGATGATGATTCACCAGAACCACCAAGTTGGTTAGGTGGAGGAACTCCTAAGGTTCAAGATACTGATGAAGAGAATGTATTAGGACTCAATGCATCAGCAAGAGAACTGGTACAGGATGCAGATTTTGATTTGGATCAGTATGATGATAGAAGTCCACTTGCCTCAGGTGCTTTTGGTTCATTCACATTAGGTGATGATGGTGTGGGTGTGAAGACAGGAAACATTGGACCTGGTGAACTTGCAGCTCTGTATGCAATGAAAGATAATCCTCACTTTCCTACTCTTATCAATGCAAGATTTGATGGACCTTTCATCAATCAATCTGCTGCTTATAATAATCCTGGTGACAACTCAAACATGAGAAGGGGTGCAGATGGAAACTACTTTGATCCTAAGACAGCACAAACATGGGATAAGAGATTCCCTGGTGCTTGGGGTAAGTACGCAATGAGTGTTGCTGGTGGTGAACAACTTGCAAGTGTATGGAATGATTTGACTCCTGACATCCAAGAGAAAGCATTGAAGAGTTTCTGGGAAGCAAGAGGTGAACTCCATAAGGCAGGTTTCTCTCACAATGATATGCATGGTGGTAACATCATGGTGGATCCTGAGACAGGTGAGGTTTCAATCCTTGACTTAGGACTTGCTGATGATAATCCTACCTCTGCTCTTATGGAAGCATTGGGTGGACTAGACTTTGAAGAAGGTAATGACTATCAACTTGCTCATCAAGTTTCAGGTTCTAACCTACCTCAGGAGATTATGGATAGAATCACTGAGAGAAGATCAGCATTTGAAGAGAGAATAATGGATTCTTTTGAAGGTGATATGGATGATGAAGAAGGATATGACAACGCTTTATCAGTTCTCTCCAGTGTGATGGGTGGTAATATCAGAATGGATAGGGAAGAATTAGAGAAGATTACAAGTGTATTTCCTAACCTAGGAGATGGTGATTTTGTAAAAGAAAGACTTGCTGAACTCTATGATGGGTTGTGGGATACAGAGTATCCTGAAGATGCAGCAAGAGAAGAACCTACACCTGGTGGTTTGATGGGCAATAGAAGTAGAGTTGATAGTCTTATCAATAGAATGAGAGGTAAAGGACAGATAGGTACAGGAGCATCAGGCAAGATTCGTAAAGCAATGGGTATTGACCCTGATGACTAACTATGATACAATAAGTATGTAATTAGGAGTATCCATGAAAGATCTAAACAACTTCCTCTCTGAGAAGAAAGATGAGAAGAAGAAAGCTCACACTGTCAAAGATGGTGAAGGTGCTGATGATAAGAAGTACATTACCATGATGGGTGAGTATAAGCAGTTGCGTAAGACAGATAAGGAAGCAGCAAATGAGTTGCTTGAGAAAGCATTCAAACTTGCTAAAGATGGTGATGTCTCTAAGAACGCTAAGATTGCTGCCGCTTACATCTGAACTAAATACCTGAAAAGGGTATTAGAATGTCGCGCTGGAGTAACTGGAGTAGAGGAGAGCAAGAGAAGCCTAAGTTTCTTGGTAACTTTGTAAAAGAAGCATTAGATACTGGTAATCCTGCTGTTGGTTCTTCTCCTGCTGAGAGAGCAAGACAACTAGGTTTACAATCTGATGGTAGTGGTGGTTATATTGATCCAGAGACTGGACAGAAGGTTGCTGCCACTGTAAATGGTGAACTAGTCTTCTATGATAATAGAGGAATGAGTGGTGGTGCAGTATCTGATGGGTCAGGTGGTTCTGACTTAGTGAATGCAAAACCAACTTGGAGTGATCCAATGACAGGTTTGGCAATCACACCACCATCTCATCCTGAATCACCCTTTGAGAAGGGTGCAGTTCCTGATGCAATTCCTGCAGCAGCACCTGCTGGTTATGATTCGTTTATGAATCAGACTAAGATGAGGATGTATAATGCAAATCAACAAATAAATGCAACTCATAATGTAAACAATCCAATGCAGGCAGCACCTGCTTCTGGTATTAATCCTATTGGTTCTGGTGGAACTGTAGATCAAGGTCCAAACATGGAACTGCCTGGAATGGCAGAGGGAGTTGGTGATAATGCTGAAATGCGTGATAAGATGGGTATATTACCCAAATTAGGAAAGACATTTGCTCAGATGAGAGGTGAATTGCAAGTAAGTCCAAATCCTCCTGGTGAGGAAGAAGGTGGTGGATCTAAAAAAAAATCTACAGCACAACGAATGAGTGATGCAGTTGATGCTGCTGGTGGTGAAGAAGCAATCAATAAACCTGTAATATCAAAAGTGATTAAAGATATCAAAAAGGATGAAGAATTTCCACAAATCGCAAAACCATCACCTCCATCTGAACCAAGTTCAATACCCAGAACACTTTCAAATACATCACGATCAAAAAAGAGAAAACCAGATGAAAGAGATGCTGATATAAGATGGTCTCAAGGTGCAAATGAAACTGATTTGATAGGTGAAACAGCATTCATGCAAGGATTATACTCTGTATTGAATGGTGATTACAATACAGATATCCTACAATATGTTGGAAAGAAGGAAAAGGATATTCCTGAAGAATATCGTGAACAGGTGCAAGCATTTAGTGATCACATTTCTGATCATCTTCCTAAAGGTGGTTTGAATAAGAAATGGGAAGCTGCAGCTGCACAAATGGTTCAATCATTACTTCCTCATCTTGATTTAAATGAAACCTACAGTATTTCAAAAGCTGATGGTGGTAATGATGGCATGAGAATGACTGATATACCTGAAGAAGCTAGAAATCACACTTACGATTCTTTGAACAAAGCATTAATTGATAATGTTGGATCTGAATCATTACTTGAGATGATGGGAATGGATAGTGGTAATTTTATTGAACACCACGATCCAACTGATGTTGTTTTGATGGCACAGGGAGCAGCAGAAGAAATTCAAGAAAAACTTCAAGATGCAGTTGAAGATTTTCAGATGGATGGTGACAAAGAGAAGATGATGAAGGCAGTCGCGCAAATCAAACGTGATGCTATTATTGCTAAGAAATTATTCAACATCTCACTCAAAAAACCTGGTAAGAATGGAGTTCACGCTCTCACTCGTAATGTGAGTAATGAAGAAGATAATAAAAAGGTTGATGATGCAACAATGGATTTGATTACGGATTCAGATTCTGCTTCACAAAGATGGGGAACAGATGCGGATAATATTGCAGATCTTACTGATGCATTTACATTAGCATGGAAAATGAAAGATGATGCATATGATACAGATTTTGAAATTCCAGCTATCATTCACTCTGGTAATGCAAATAAAAATACACCATTTGATTTTGCTGGTAATGCAAAATTTGAAGGCAAAATTAAAGGAAGTGGAGCAAAGGCGGGTACAATTCCTCAAGATTGGTTTTCAGATCCAGAAGTAACTGAAATGTTGGGATATGGTAAAATGGACGAAGAAGGTAATGATATGATGGATGAAGAAGGTAATCCAATTCTGGAATCATTCGCTGATAGATTTGGTGGACTTCAGAATATGTTGGGTATTGATCCAAAAATGAATAATGATGGTTCTGAGAATAAGAAAGCAAAGTTAGCACGAAGATTCACAGAAGAAGAGGTTAATAAAATCAAAGAATTAGCCCAATCTGTTCAAGATTATGATGGTAATTTCAAACTTAAAACTAGATTACCTAAAGGAATTGAAGATATTCCAAGCTTCATTGATAAGCTTATGGAAGTTGATAATAAGATGCAAGATTTTCGTCCTGAAAGTCCAGTAAGATCAACAGATAGAAATGTAAATCCATATGATTTAAATTTTACTGATGAGCAGAAAGCTGAAGCTGATGAGATGATGGGTGGAACACCAGGTGTCAACATTAGAGCTATTATTAGAAACAAAGTAAGACAATTAAGGTATGTAAAATTGCTTCAAGAACTTGAGTCAAAAGGTAAACTTGAAGAATTCTCAAAGAGAAAAATCTATCGTAAAGCAATGAAGATGGGCAATGAATTTAGTCCTTATTTCTTTTTAGGTTGATTTGTGTTATAATAGATGAGTAAACCTCAATGATATTATGAGCTTAGATATCAATACAGTCCATCTGATGTCCAACATTGATGGTATGATGAAGATGGATGCTGAATCTGTAGATTTAGTTGTTACATCTCCTCCTTATGATAATCTACGTACTTACAATGATTCATCCACTTGGAACTTTGATGTATTCAAGCAGGTTGCTGATGGTTTGATTCGTACTCTGAAGCCTGGTGGTGTGATTGCATGGAATGTTGCTGATGCTGTAGTGAATCTTCATGGTAAGAAGAAAGAGGATGGTACTTCTCAAACAGGTACATCCTTTCGTCAGTGCTTGTACTTCATGGATCAAGGTTTGAATCTACATGATAACCTTCTCTATGCAAAACCAGCTGCTCGCTTTGCTGCTGGTGTGAAATCATTACGTCACTCCAACATCTATGAGTATTGTTTCATTCTCTCTAAAGGTCGTCCCAATACCACCACTCTCCTAGTTGATAAGCCCAACAAAGGTGCTGGTAAAGCTTATGTGAAAGGTGGTGGACGTAAAACCACTGGTGAGCGTGTTGGTAGAAGCAAAGATAAGAAAACTTATCTCACACCTGAGTTTGGTGTACGTACTAACATCTGGACGTATACTAATACTCACACCAATCGTGATTGCTATGAGCATCCTGCTCTGATGCCTCCTGGTTTAGCTCTAGATCTTATCAAAACCTACAGTAAAGAAGGTGATTTGGTTCTAGATCCATTCATGGGTTCAGGTACTACAGCTCGTCAAGCATTTGATGTAGATAGAAACTTCATTGGATTTGAGATTGATCCTACCTTCCATGAGTTGTGTTTGAAAATCAATGGTGAACACATGAATCGTGGTCGTCTAGATTTTGGTTGATGTGATATAATAAAAGAGTAAATCAAAGTAACTATGTTTCAAATCTTACATGGTGATTGTGTAGATATGATGAAGACTCTTGATGAGAAGAGTATTCACATGGCTGTCACCTCACCACCTTATTATAATGCTCGTGAATACGCCACATGGCCCACGTATGAAGACTATCTGAACTTTCTAGAGTCAGTCTTCTCTGAAGTCTATCGTCTTCTAGATGATGGCAGAATGTTCATTGTGAATTCATCACCTGTCATCTCAGCACCAGAGAAGCCTAGTAAAGAAGACTCTACTCGCTGGCCCATTCCATTCCACATCTTCAATCTTTGTGAGAAGGTTGGCTTCAAATACATTGATGATATTCAGTGGGTTAAGCCTGAAGGTGCAGCACCTAATCGTAATGGTGCATTCTTTCAGTTGCGTAAGCCTGTGATGTATAAGCCCAACACCATCTCAGAGGCTATTCTGGTGATGCAGAAGCCCACTTGTAAAGTCTCTGATGTACTCAAAAAGTACAAAGGTGATGTTCTTGATCAGTCTCTTGTGGCTGATGGTTATGAGCGTTCAAACGTATGGCAATTCAATCCTGAGACTGCATCAAAGCATACAGCACCTTATCCACTTGCTCTGACTGATAGAGTCGTAAAGTATTACTCATTTGTTGGTGATACTGTTCTAGATCCTTTCTCTGGCTCTGGCACCACTGGTGTCTCTGCTGTGACTCATAATCGTGCTTATGTTGGTTGTGAAATGCATCAAGAATACGTAGATATGGCAACTGAGCGCATTCAGCGTTATGATAATACTCTGGCAAATCTCCTCTGATGATTGATTTACGTCTTGGTAATTGTGTTGAACTTGCTAAAGATCTAGATGATAATTCTATCAATGTAACTGTCACCTCACCACCTTATAACAAGTGTGGTGTGGGTGGTGGTTTGTTTCGTAAAATCAATTATGACACCTTTGATGACACTCTACCTGAAGAGGATTATCAGAATCAACAGATTGAATTACTGAATACCCTCTATCAGAAGACTGTTGATGGTGGTTCTCTGTTCTATAACCACAAGGTAAGATACTTTGAAGGTGGAGCCATCTCACCATGGCAGTGGCTTACGCAGACATACTGGCACATCAGAGAGGAGATTATCTGGGCAAGAGGTTCAGGTCCTGAGATTTCAGGTTACAGGTTCATTCAACAAGATGAACGTATCTACTGGTTGTGTAAAGGTAAGAAGCATCCACGTCTGCCACGTGAATGTGCCAACTATACTTCTATCTGGAAGTTTGGTGCTGACTTGAAGAATGATCACCCTGCACCCTATCCTCTTCAGTTGCCAGTCAGGTGTATCCAGTCTGTGTTACAAGAACCTGGACTCATCTTTGATCCTTATAATGGTTCAGGTACATCAGGTGTTGCAGCAAAGCTACTTGGACATGATTACATTGGATTTGATGTATCTGAGAAATACATTGAAGAAGCAACAGAACGTATTACCAACATCTCAAAGCGTGACAAGGATAAGTTCAATGAGTGCTCAATAGTAGGTTCATCAAATCTTATCTCTTTCTTTGAATAATAAATAATAAAAAGACATTGGTATAATGGGTTTTAGATCCTTTTACGAACAAGCGGGTGGCGCACAAGAAGCACTGAAACCTAAGAGGATGAATGACTCTGTGGTTGAGGTGTTTGGGCGTCACAACCCACCTCATATGGGTCATGGTGCCACGTTTAACATGGCAAATGATATTGCTCAGAATGAGAATGCAGATCAGAAGTTTTATACATCCAGATCACAAGATCCTAAGAAGAATCCATTGCCATTCCAGGCTAAACTTGGATTCCTAAAGGAATTATTTCCAGATCATGCTGAGAAGTGGGACGATGATGAGGGTGTGAGAACCATTCTTGGTTCAGCAACAAAGGCTCATCAGGAAGGTTATAAGAACTTTCACTTTGTAGGTGGTGCTGATAGACAACAAGGTATGGAAGATTTGTTGAGAAAGTATAATGGTAACTTATATGATTTTGATAACATCTATTCACACTCAGCTGGCGAGAGAGATGAGGACTCTGACGATCCTATTATGAACCTCTCTGCCTCCAAATTGAGGAGAATGGTTCAATCTGGAGATAGTCAGGGATTTATGGAAAACTTCCCTAAAAATGGAGATGTAGCAAAGAGACTATTTGCTGCTCTTCAGATGTATGGACAGAAGAATGAGGATTGGGAAGTAGCACCAAGATATAACCAGGAACTAATCAGAGAGATGTATCGTGATGGTGACTTATATCAGGTTGGTGACATTGTAGAGTCTCTCTCATCAGGTTTGATTGGAAGAGTACACAGATGTGGTACCAATCACCTTATCTGTGTGACAGAGGATGAGATAATGTTTAAGAACTTTATTCATGATGTACAATACTATGATTGATTTTTCAAGAATAAACCGACAAATAAACGAAGAACCGTTTGCCAACCAAAGACAACAAGGACAAGGTAGGTTTAATAGGCACAATGATGGCGGCTTTGGCACAATGGCTGAAGACAGAACATTAGAACTGCTTCAGAAGATAAATCCAAATTCAACATTTGAACAACTTGGTGATAGTAATACATTAAAAACAGATATCATTCAAAGGCAAGGTAATAATAGCAGAGGATATTCTGTAAAGGCAACTAAAGATCCATCTGTACCTGTTAAAGTGAATAGTGCCAACAGTCAAGTTGGTTCACGTGGATCATTTAGAAAGATGTTGATGAATGGTAGTGATAATAAAGATTTATTCACAAGTGATTATAATTACTTAAACACGGAAGACGGAAGAAACAGATTTATTGATATCATCAGTGATAATCCTGCTGCCAGAGCATATCTTATGTCTTATGGACTAGGATCACGTAGAAGTAATGGTGGCAACTTTGATTTGAAAGAATTGGTTGGTGGTGGCACAATGTCACAAAATAGATTACTTGATCAGGTGAGTCAGAGAGGAGACAATCCATTTCTTAAACCTGATGAACTCAAAGAGGCTTTTCCTGATGAGTTTGAAGCTTTCATGGAACATCTTCAGGATAATAAAGGTGGAATCTTCAATCAGATGGTGAGGCAGCACCAATCAAGGTATCCTTCAAATTCATATCAATATGGTGATGCTAAACCAATTGATATGATGGCTCATCTGGTTTCACAAGCAAAATACAATAGAGTTTTTACAGATAAAGGTGAAAGACGTGATCCCACTCATGTTGATATTAGAGATGTTAGTGACTCAGCAATTGAAGAAGCAATGGAATATGTGAAGTGGTATAATGATGGAAATAACTTTTACCTTGCTCCTGAAGAGACTGATGATTGGAATAAGAGACTTCTTGATATTAATCCAATGAATGCATCAGTTAATGCTTGGGGTGCTAAACCAGGTGTTAATAGAAGAAATCTTAATCATATGCCAGCATCATCTCAACCAGGTAGACAGATAACAACAATGGGCGTAGACGAAGGTATGCTCAATGATGTATTTGGTGAACCTTTATGGTCTAAAAATGTATATTCAACAGCTAATGAAGATGGAACTGATGAGGGCATCTCTCATATAGAGAGCAGATAAATAACATAAAAGAAAGCTTCATGGATTTCAATCACTTACATTTCTCTGAGGGTATGGATCCCATCGAACAGTCTGCTGCTGATAAAGCAGCTCAGAGCACTGACATGAAGAGAGACATGAGAGTCAGAAGTGCTCAACAGAGACAAATGGCTCAGAAGTCTAAAACTAAGGAGAAGGCATCAATGGTGTATAATGAACACAAGGCGATGGAAGTCAACAGAGCCTATGATAGAATGAAGTCTGACTGGAGAGAAGAAATTACTGAGCATAGAGGTACACCAGCAGGTGAAGAGGATGAGAACAAACAGCATCCTTATGTGGATGTAATGCCCATGACTGATCAAAAAGAGAAACGAGCTAAGGAACAGATGGACAAAGCAAAGAAAGTTGGTGTTGAAAACGCCAGTAAGATGGCATTAGAAGATTTCAGTTTTGAAGATGCCCTTGGTAAACTCATTGATGAAGCTAAAGAAACTGATAATAAAGCCTTTCAGATGATGAAGGATAAGTACAAAGATGTACTTTTTAAGCCAGGTAAGCCCAAGAGTCCTGAAGAGAAAAAGGCAGATGCCGCAAAGAGAGCAAAGAATTACGCAGACAATAATAAGGACTACAATCCTTACAAGGCAAGAGCTGGCGAGTCTGACTGATGAGAGCTCTTCTTCGTGAGTTAAAAACAACTCTTCAGTCTCATGACACTCTTAATCCTAAGTTATGGGATGGAGAGAAACTGGATCCTGAAGTTTGGCAAGCTCTAAATAAAATTTCGAAAGAGTGGGCAAAGTTTGCCAACATCCCTAATAAGGCAATTAAGGATGTAATCATTGTTGGCGGTAATGCAAATTACAACTACACAAAGTACTCTGACATAGATCTCCATCTGATGCTTGACAAGAGCCAGGTTAAGTGTGATGGACTGGTCGACGATTATCTGCTATCGAAGAAGCAGCTATGGGCATTAACCCATGACATCACAGTCAAAGGACAACCAGTCGAACTTTATGGACAAAGTGCGGAAGATACCTTCAAAAAGGGTCAGGGAGTGTATTCTCTCCAGTCTAATGGATGGCTCCAACAACCAGAGCGAGTCAAATTTGACGCAAACTCCCAAGCCGTAAAGGATAAGGTCTATGACTTAGAAAGAGCAATCATGGATCTCATCAACTCCAAGTCTGATGATATTGCAACCTTCAAGAGAATGAAAGGCAGACTAAAGGGAATGAGATCCACAGCCATTGAGAAAGGTGGTGAATATGCACCTGAGAACCTTGCTTTCAAGGAACTCAGGAACCGTGGAGTTTTAGATAAGATGAACAAGTATCTGCGAAATTTAGAAGATAAAGACTTA